CTTAGCCTTTTGTAAAAGCTTTGTAGCTTCACGTTCAGTCTTTGAAAGCATAACCACAAATCTGTCTGGCCAAAAGAAAGTAATCCAGAAAGAATAAGCTGCTGCCAGTGTGGAGAATCCAATCTGACGTGCCTTTAACACTATTGTATATCTGTCACTTAACCATGCTTTAACAGTTTCTTTTTGCGCGTCCCTTAAAGTAAAGGAAATACGTCCTTGGTTAGGATGTTTAATATAAGCATAGTTCTCACAGAAGAAAGCAAATGCTTCTGCTAGTTCTGCTGGTGTTGCGTTCTCTGGACCACGACACTTGCGGAAGTTATACTCATTTAATAAACTATCTAGGTCCACGCCAAAATTCCAATCCTGAATAACGCTGTATTGTTTCCGGCAAGAACACGTCTTCTGGTTTGCGGGATTTCTTTTCTAACTTTGGTCTGACTTTGTGTAGGTTCTTAATGCGCGTAAGACTGTCTTCGGAGATACCTGAGACATCTTCAATATTCTGATATTCATGATTGTATTTCTCAATTTCCAAGTATTCATATATTTTATTAATTTCCTTCTCTGGGTTGGTGATTAAGTCATCGTAGTCAACAAAATGAAACAAGTGCCTATATTCTGGAATTAAAGCATGTTTCATAAACTTTAAACTTAGTGAAACATCTTTATCATGTCGCATTAAGAAATCTGCTCTTCTATCTGCTAATGGTTTATCTGGAAATGTTTCGTTTAATACTTGTTCATCCATTTGATTATATTTAGAATCGGGGTGAGCATTGATGATTGTATCAAAGGAAACTAAAACATCTAACACGTTTCTCACTGGACATATTATTTTAACATTCTTAGTTATATATTTAGCTATGACTTCTACACCTTGCGGGCTTGGCCAATTAAGATTCTTATCAATAATATATTTAGCTGACTTGTCTTGATAAAACGCATGTGGAATTGTTGCAATTACGTCATCTATTGCAGCACTTCTGTTGTAGTCAATGTTTTCTAATTCATTATGGCTTTGTGCTTGCGTGACCATCATTCTAAATAACGGACTTGCCGGCGAAACCCACACATCTGGATTTTGATTTAATATTGCACTAAGTACTGTTGCGCCAGAGCGTTGCATTCCGGCTAAGAAAAAGAATTGTTTCATATTACGTCCTTCGTAATTTAATATTAAGCTAGCTTAGCTTCTCCTGCTGCAACTGCTGCAGTAAAAACTGATTTATCTGAGGTATCTTCTTTAAGATGTTCTTTATCGAGCATTATAATAATATGGTCAATGTTTGCTCTTAAGAAAGATGCCTGTTGTGCGTCTAGCTCTATAGTAATGAGTTCATTGATAACATCAACAGAATCTTGCAAACCTTTTATATCTCGCGCGAGCTGTTCTTCTGGTGTTGGATTTAAAAAGTTTAACATATTATTTTTCCTCTAGTTCTGCAACTCGAGCAGACAGTTCTTTAATTGCATTGACTAATATTGGTACAAGTCTACCATAAGTAGCTTCTAGCTTATCAGGGTTGGAACGGTATGTCAATTGCAATGTCTCATGAGCATTAAGAATATCTTCTATTTCAACAAGGTCTTGTGCGATGAAACCCATATCAGGAACATCTACTTTAGCACCATCACGCATGTTCCAATTAAACTCTACTGGATTGAGTGAATTAACAAGAGCTAAACCATGCTTTAATGGTTTAATATCTTTCTTGTCGCGCGCATCAGACAATGCTGTTATTGAAGTTACCTGTGCACGGATAGTAGCAATTGAAGAGTTACCTAATGTTATCTCATTAGATACAGTTATAGCTGTTGGTGCTGCTGCATTTCCAATAAGAATATTATTAGAACCAGTTGTAATAGTACTACCAGCTTGATAACCAAGCATTGTATTTTGGCCACCTGTAGTCAGTGCGCCACCAGTCTGATTACCTATTGAAACATTATTAGATGCTGTTGTAGAAATTTGCATTGTTCCAACACCCATTGCAGTATTGTCTACTCCTGTTGTGTTAGCCTGCAAACAAGCTGGACCCACTGCAGTGTTACCACCACCACCATTAGTGTAACGCAAAGCATTAACACCAATAGCAGTATTATAGTTATCAGTTGTAGATGTTGCTAATGCGCTAGAACCTATTGCAGTATTTTCATGACCAGTAGTTAATGCATTACCTGCGCTACCACCGATAGCAGTGTTTTGATAACCAGTTGTGTTAGCAAATAGTGCGGCATAACCGATTCCAATATTTCCTTGACCCGTTGTATTAAACTGTAAAGCACCAAGACCAATGCCTATGTTTTGTTGTCCAGTAGTATTAGCTGATAAAGACTGAGAGCCAATGGCAATATTATTTTGACCAGTAGTGTTAGATAATAATGCGTTAGTTCCAATTGCTAAGTTGCCAGATGCTGTAACAGCGGCATATAATGCTGCAGTACCTATAGCTATGTTATTAATACCAGTGGTATTAGCTAATAATGCGCTGTCACCAATAGCTACGTTGTTTACACCAGTAGTGTTTTTATTTAATGCACCAGCGCCGATAGCTATACTTGCATCAACTGTGCTAACAGCTAAAGCACCACCGCCAATAGCAACGTTTCTAGAACCTGTTATGCTAGCCGCTAAAGCACCAGTACCCACGGCAGTATTATTGATACCTGTTGTATTAGCCTTTAAAGCATTAAGACCAATGGCTAGGTTGCTAGTACCAATAGTGTTAGCTCTCAAAGCATCAAAACCAATTGCAACGTTTTGAGCACCAGTAGTGTTAGCTAATAATGCGTTGGCACCAATTGCAATAAGAGAAGCACCAGTAGTATTAGCTACTAATGCTTGGTTGCCAATTGCAACGTTATTACTAGCTGTGCTTACCTTTAAGGCATAAAAGCCTATAGCAATGTTACCGCTGTGGGTTGTTGCTGTAGCTAATGCGCCTGCACCAACAGCAATATTAAAATAGCCAGTTGTTAAAGCGTTCATTGAGCCTTGACCAATAGCAACGTTTAAACCAAAGCCCGAAAATCCACCAGTAGTAGCAGCCTGCATAGCATTATTACCAATGGCTACGTTAGAACTGTTTACTGTTGCTAATTTTAAAGCATTTTGTCCAATAGCTACGTTGTTAGTGCCTGTTGTGTTTGCATTTAACGCAAAATCACCAATTGCAACAAGACCTGATGAGGTAGTAGTGTTCTGTAAAGCCTGGCGTCCAATTGCAACGTTATAGTTACCACTTGTTAATTTGTTCATTACACCATTGCCAATGGCAACGTTATGACTACCAGTAATACTTGATGTTCCAAGATATCCACCAAACATTACTTGCTCACCAATTGCAATGTTGTTATCGCCATTATTGCTATAGCCGGCATAAGAACCAATGAAAGTATTTTTACCACCAGTTGTATTATAGAATGCTGCGTTCTCACCAATTGCAGTGTTCTTATCACCAGTAGTTAAACCTAATGAATAGTGACCAATGGCCATGTTGCGCGAACCAGTTGTAAGACCACCACCATAATAATCGCTACCACCAAGTGCACGGAAACCTAATGCTACGTTTCTTGAACCAGTTGTAACTTTTGATAATGCTTGAGCACCTAATGCATAGTTTGCAACGCCAGTTGTCAAAGCTTTCATGGCTTCTGCGCCAATGGCAACGTTGATACCAGATGCAGCACCTGGAGCTGTTCCATTCATTGCTAGGTAACCAGCTGCCATGTTGAAGCCAGTTGAACCAGAAGAAGCAATTGCTCCAGTTACTTGATAAACTACCCAACCAAGACCAGTCGGTCCCGTCGGTCCGGTGGCTCCTGCTGCACCAGACGGTCCCGTTGCGCCGGTCGGGCCGGTCACGGTAGAGGCAGCTCCTGTAGCTCCGGTCGGTCCCGTAGGACCTTGTGCTCCAGTCGGGCCGGTCACGGTGGACGCTGCGCCTGTGGCTCCAGTCGGGCCGGTCGGTCCGGTAGGGCCGGTCGAGCCAGTGGGGCCTGTCGAGCCGGTCGGGCCGGTCGGGCCGGTTGCTGTAGTTAAATAAGGAAGTCCATTCCAGTTGGTAGTACCATCACCAATCTTTGCTTTGTAGGTATTATACTCATAACCAATTTCGCCAGCAAGCAGAATAGGATTGTTAGCAGTCCAGTTTGCAGCAGTGTCACGTCTTACTTGTACAACAACAGCCATTTAAAATCCCCTTGCATCGTAATCGAAATCTCTTCTTGTTTCAAACACATATTCAGATGTGCCAAATGGAGTAGCAGCTGG